ATGAAAGCAGATGCAGCATCCGGTGGTGGGGCCGCTGGTGGTAAAGGTTCAGGCAGCGGGGCTGCTCCCAAGTTTTCAGCTCTAAAAGACCTGCCAGTTCGATAACTGGCGACCAAACCACTAAGGGGTACAAATATGTCTCTGTCACAAATGCAAGTGTTTAACAGCTACCTGATGCCAGTGCTGGCTGAAATCTACCCGCAGGAAATCCAGAAGTTTAACGCCGCATCCAATGGCGCTATCGTTCTGCAGTCTGCTGGTTTCGATGGCGACTTCTTCCGCGAGTCCTTCTACAACGCCCTGCACTCTGCCCAGCGTCGAGTCGATCGCTATGCCGCTCAAGCATCCGCCGCCGCAACAGACCTGACCCAAAGCCAGCAATCCATGGTTAAGGTGGCTGGTGGTTTCGGCCCTATCCGCTACGAGCCATCCCAAATGTCCTGGCTGAACAAGCCGACTCAGGAAGGCATTGAAGTGGCCGCCCGTATGTTTGCAGAAGCTCTGCTGGCTGACCAGTTGAACACTGCTGTGGCTGCTGGTGTGGCTGCTATCGGTAACGTCGCTGCGTTGGTGAATGATGTGTCTGCAACTGCCAAGATCACCCACTCCGCGCTGAACTCAACCGATGCGCTGTTTGGTGATATGTCTCAGCGCCTGGTTTCTCGCGTGATGACTGGTTTGCAATACCACACCCTGATTGGCGAGAACCTGACAAACGCACAAGACCTGTTCAAATCTGACACCGTGCGAATTGTCGATATTCTCGGCAAGTCCATTGTCGTGACTGACGTTCCGGCCCTGCGTGTTGCTGGCACTCCGAACAAGCAGAAGGTGCTGACGCTGACCGCTGGCGGCATCATGGTTTCCGACTCTGGCGACTTGATCACCAACATCGAAACCAAGAACGGTCAGACCCGCATTGAAACCACAATGCAGTCAGACTACACCTTCGGCTTGGGCATCAAAGGCTTTACCTGGGATGAAACCAACGGCGGCAAGTCTCCGACCGATGCAGAGCTGGCCACTGGCACCAACTGGGATAAGGTCAAGACTTCCGTCAAGGCGTGCGCTGGCGTCCTCACTGTAGGTCAGGAGTAATCACATGGCAGAATCACGCAAAGCATGGCTGGTAGAGTTTCCGACCTATCAGTACAACGAAGACGTAAAGGCGCTGGCCCGCCAGCGTAACCTGATCGTCTATGATGCCAAGTTTGCCGACCAAATCCCTGATGAGTGGGTGGAGAAAGACCCGCCAAAGCTCACCAAGATTGGCGAAGAAGTGAAGCGCGGTCGCAAGCCAGCAGAAGAGTAAGCCAACAAGGCGGCCAAGCGCCGCCTTTTCTTTATGGGGTGTTAAATGGCAACACAAACCGGAACTCTCAAGGCTGGCAATCAGCTCGTTATCGACTCTATCGGGGCGCCAGTTGACTATGATGTTTCTTTGCAAGGCGTAGATGTAAGCATCTCCAAAAAACAGATCGCAAACTCGCAGGCTTACGGGCCTTATGAGTATGACGCAACTTACACTGTGACGGTGATCTCAGGATCACCATCCATCTACAAAGTGCAGCCAAATGGTCAGCGGGAGTACACCGCCGATACGCTTCCAGATCCGGCGACGCTGGGGGCTGGAACGACTGTGGTTGTTGATGGGCATCTTGTTGAGGTGCGTAATGGGTCTTTTGCGCTAAAGGAAACGACATTCAAGCCGCAGGCTATCTGCGCTGAGCGCCTGATGTCAACTCCCGCCGTGTATCCTGGAGTTGGCAAGACATCTCAGATGATACGCCAAGCGCCTGCTCACTTTGACGCTGTGCGCATCAATGTAGTATCCGCAGCTAGTGCCGGAAACGCATGGAAAGTTACCGTAGCACCGTCGGCGGCGTATAACGAGCTAGGGCCGGTTGACGCGGCTGGGAGCAATATTACCCCGACTGTTGTTACCTTCGGATCAACCAATCGCAAAAACCCGCGCAATCCAGGTGGTGGGGCTGTGACAGTAACATCAACAGGGGCAAGTGGATCTGGGCAGGCGCTAATTCAGGAGCGCATCTATTCCGATGTCATCAAGATAAAATCACTAGACCGCACTGATCATCCGAGCAGAAACCCGTTGATATATGTCAGAATATTCGGGACTGATGTACCTGTGTTCGCCACTAACGAAATCAACGCGACAGACGCCAACCCATTCTCGGCTGTAGTACCTGAGTTTTATGCTGGTATGTCTGGTGCAGATAACTCGATTACCAACCCAGGTGCATGGGCGCAAGCTGGCGCATGTCCAGCCGTTGAAATTGAGTTCTTTGTGAGGGGTAAAATTGTACGAACCATCGGCATTTGCGGCGATTCAACTGATCAGGGCTGGGTAGATACCACAGCAGTGCCGCAGTTTGGTGGTAATATCAATGGGTATATGCGGCGTGTCGTTTCAGCTATGAATGCTGCCGGAAACCCAACCGGGTATGTAAGCTGCGCCCAGGTCGGAGCTCTCACCATCCGCCACTTCAATGACATACTGCCAGTTATTATGTCAGGGTGTTTGACTCATCTAGTTATCCGACCGTGGACTGTCAACAATGTCCTGATAGGTACGACTGCTCAGGTCGCCTACGATGCAATCGCCTATGCTGAACTGCTGATACAGACCTGCATAGAATACGGAGTAGTACCTGTTCTGCTAAGACCATTCGCTTATGGCTCGGGAGAAACAATCCAACAGCCAATAATCAAGGCGTTTGTAGATAGCTACAAGGAAAGTGGCGGGCGCGTGCTTGATTTCACAAGCATCACTAATCTATCTGATAGACATCTGAAACCGGAATACTTGACTGTTAATTCCAGCGGTGTTGTAGTCGATCAAACCCACCCGAACGACCTGGCGCATCAGGATATTGCAGACTACATCACAGCAAAACTGCATTGGTTGTTTAGCTAACCACAACCAAGCCCCTCCCAGCGAGGGGCTTTCAACTTCAACTTTAGCTGGTGCTATACTGAGCAAAACCAAATAGGGGAACACCATGGCGCTGACATTCCAACTGAAAAACCGACTGCTGCAGGGTTTGAATGACGATCCAGTGGCATTCAATATTGCCGCCGAGTGGGTTGATACAGAAGAGAAGTTGACCATCTTCGAGCGTCAATTTGGCCGAGCGGAAGGAGTTGATTTGCGGTCAAAGGCAGCAACTGCCGTGACTGTATCTGCCGAGCTGTGGGCTCAATGCTTTGCTGATGGGGTGTAGCTATGGCGTTAGTCGTTGAATCAGGAGTGGGCCTGGCTGATGCTGATTCGTTTGTCAGCCTGTTTGATGCTCGCGCATTTGCCGAGAAATACGGAATCACCCTGCCAGCAGATGACGCGGCCGCAGAGGTTGCGTTGCGCCAAGGTTGCCAATACGTTGAGCTGCAGCAGAAGTGTTTCAGTGGTAGCCGCCTGACATCAACGCAGGCGCTATCCTGGCCGCGCACTGGTGCAACTAACGCCTATGGCGCCGAATACGCCGATGGCGATATGCCTGTGCAGCTTGGCTTTGCTCAGGTCTACGCCGCTGCTGAATACGCAGCAGGTAAAGACGTGCGGGCAAGTGATGACGGGCTATCAGTGGCAAGCAAGGAAGTCACTGGTGCTGTCGCCGTGAGCTACTTCAACAACGGCAAGACTGGCAAATCCATCACCATCACTAAGTCGCTCGACGCCCTGGCTCCGTTGATGGTTTCATGCAGCAATAATGGCTTTGAATTTCGGGTGGTGCGCGGATGAAAAATACTGCTGATTTGATCGCGCTGATCAACACAAACTGGCTGGACAACATAACCAAGCTGATCAGCCCCGCGAAGTCTCGGGAGGTTGGCAGTCAACTGGCAGACTCCGCACTAAACAAAATGGATACCACGCTGCAGTCAGTTGCTGGCCCAGTGGCGTTTGTCTCAACAGTAACCAAGGGCGGGAAGGGCGTCTTGATTGCAGCCCGTGAGCGAGACATTCTGCGCGGGTTCTCTACCGCTGCAACCCAGCGGCCAACCACACTTGGAACCGCGATTCAGGTTGAATTCGGAGCCGCGAATGCAGCATCAGAGTTATCATTGGCAGCTAACGGAACAATCACATGTAACGTTAGTGGAACATATGCAATCCGGTTTAAGCTGCAGTTTGGCCGGTCTGGGGCGTCAGGAGTTAGCTACCTGATGACCCGCATCCTGAAAAACGGGGTGCAGTTCGGCGTAACTCAGTCAACTCGCCTATCATCAAGCGATTCAATAATACCGACAGATAGTCGTGTGGTTATGGGATTACTGGCTGGAGACACGGTAAATATGGAGCTGATCCGCGACTCGCTTGGCGTAAACTCTGGCGGTCTATATCAGCAGCTATCAAGTCACGGCTGGAGCGCGGCACCATCAGCCCTGCTTGTTGCCTCAGTTATCGAGGGGGTTGCCTAATGGGACTCGCCAGTGAGATGCAAGATGTAGCAAATGACCTGCTTGGTGAATTCGATGAGTCAAATGGCCGGATTGTGCTGGTTAAGGTTGGCGGCGAGCCGGTGTGGAGTGAGTCGCTTGGGGAGATGGTGATTCCTGCATCGTTAGACATCACATTGAGAGGCGTCACGGTGGCATTCAGTGCTGCTCAGATTAACGGCACGACAATCCAGCAGGGTGACGTGATGTGCATTGTGCAGGCGCTGAATCCATCAGTCGGCATCAGCCTGCAAGACAAGGTGAAGATTGGCGGAGTTCAGTGGTCGATTGTCGACACTCCGCTAGTGGATTACACTGGGCTCACCATCTGCCACAAAATCCACTGCAGGAAATGACATGGCATACGACTTTGAATCGCAGGTTAGGAAGTTTGCAGAGAAAGCCAACATGAGCGTTGGCAAGACTATTCGCGGATCCGCTATCGTGCTATTCAGGGGAATTATTAAGATGAGCCCCGTCGATACTGGGCGGTTTCGAGCTAATTGGATGGTCGGAATGAAAGTGCCATCCACCGAAACAACCGAGTCAACGGATAAGGCAGGCGGGACTACTGCCATGAATATGGCCCAATACATCAACGCGCAGAAAGACAGTTATGAGTTCACCATGGCAAACAATCTGCCATACGCCTACAAGCTGGAATATGGCGGTTATCCTGGCGATGGGCCAAACACTGTTGGCGGGTTTTCAAAGCAGGCTCCAAGTGGGTGCGTGCGCGTTAACGTAGCAAGATTCCAGGCAATACTTGACGAACAGGCGAGGGCTAACCGATGAGCGAGGGCATAACCGAAGCAATCCAGAAGGCGCTAGACGTTGCGCTCAAGTCGTTTGGTGTTTCCAACTCAATCACTGTTGCGCTGGAAAACATCAACGCGCCAACTGATACAGCAACCCCATATCTGGCTGGATTCATGATACCTACCGACATTGAAAGCGCCGACCTGTATTTCACCGACCGCCGGAGTGGGATTTATCAGATTGACATCAACTACGCTTCAACGCTCGGCAGCGCACCAATCAACCGGATGGTTGATAAACTTAATTCAGCATTCAAGCCGTCAACCAGTTTAACCCGCGATCCAGTTTGCATAGAGATAACCAAATTCAGCCATGAGCGCATCACAGTAGCAAATGGCTGGGCAACAAAACCAGTGACCATTGAATGGGTCACGCACACAGAGAGGCTTTAAACTATGGCTAATCCATTCACTGGCGCAAATTCGCCGCTTTGGTATGTGGAAGAAGTAACGCCAGGCGTCACGCCGACCAATCCAGTTTGGAAGGAATTGCGCACTGTAAGCGGGATGCCGTCAACTCAACGAGACATGACCGAATCCAACGAACTGAACAGCAAGCGCGACAGCTCCAAGCCGCGCCTTGGCAACAAGCAGGTAACTGGTGAGCTTGCCGTTGAATACACCGCATCGAGCCAAGATGACATCCTGGCTGGCGCAATGATGGGCACATGGGAAGCTGGAGAGACCGAAACGGGGCTCAACATCACTGTAAACGCCACGGCCAAGACATTCACCCGCGCCGCTGGAGACTTCACCACCAAGGTAGAGGTTGGCGACTACATCGCATTCACGACACTGACTGGTGATAATGCGAAGCCGTTTTTCGTTACCAACGTTACCGCTCTGGCTATCACCGCCGGAGAAAGCACCTACAAGCTGGCAGACGAAACAAAGGCCGCTGTAACCTACAAGACAGCAAACCGCCTGCAAGTTGGCTCAGTGTGCAAAACCTACAGCATTCTGGCTATCCTGAATGGCACCTGCGGCACCACCACCGCCTACATGATTAGCCGTGGCGTGCGCTTCACAGGCTTCTCTCTGGAGGCCGCCGTGAACTCTATGATTACTGGCTCATCTACCGTTATCGGCATGAATCAGGAAGTTCTAACGGCTTTTCCAGCAGGAAGCACATTCCCTGCCATCACCAAGCCTGACCCATTCCACGCCGTTGATGCCGTGGCGTTTGAAGAAGGAGTGAAGCTGGAGTTTGTGGATAACTTCGCCATCACCAACGATAACTCCGCATCGGCTCAATTCGCACTGGGTGACGATTCAGTGTCATTCGTTGAGATGGCCAAGGCAGTCAACACTTTCAGCGCATCAGGCAAGGTTGCCAGCTTGGATCTGTTTAAGAAATCATTGGGCGAACCAGCATCCACGTTCAAGGTGTGCTTCGCTAACAGCGATGGCGCTCTAGCGTTCAAACTCAACAACTGCACGTTCAGTGTCACGCCTGAGCGTGGCGGCCCAGAGTCAATCACGCAGGCAATCGAAGGCCAGGCCGCAATGGCTGATAATGGAGAAAGCTCTCTAGTGATTTACCGGATCGTCTACTAGCCAACACAGCCCCCTACTCGGGGGCTTTTTCTTTCTTGGCTTTACGCTGCAACGCCTTCCGGCAAGCTGGAGCTCCGCAAGTCTTGGCGTCACCACGCATTCGCTGGGTAATTCCGCAGATGGGGCAGGTTAAGTCTTTAGGCATCCTGCTCAAGCTCCTTAGCGCGAATTGCGCTATCGATAATGTCCTGCAGGTCTTGCTGTTTGTCCTTGTGCCCACGCTGTCCACACTGCAAAGCCTTCTTGATTAGGTGCTGCAATGCCGGATTTGTCACGCCCCACGCCATCAGCACGTCATAGACATCAACGCTAACGCCGTGAATCCGCTTGGTGTACTTGCTTGGTGTGATGGTATGTTCAGCCTTGCATTCCTGCGCATCTTCTATGCTAACGAATGGCTCGAAGCCTGGCTCATCTAGTTGAACTGTTTCCATGATTATCTCCGTTGTTAACCTTCAACCACTGTCGCACATAAACGAGACAAACGCAACCAGTTAGCCATGAAGATTTTTTATCGCTACAATGAGAGCAACTAATCGTCAATAGGTGCAACCATGAATCTCGCCGACCTTTTCAACGCCGCCACATCATCCGCCAACTCTTTCGATGTGCTGAAATCAGACGGATCGCCATCCGGCCACCACATCACGCTAAAGGCGCACACTGACAAGGATGTGATCCTAGCGTCAGCCCGTTACAACCGGGTGCTGATGGTCATGCTTGAGCGGTTTGACGCTGACAATGCAGAGCTGAAAGCAGAGTGCGATGCGGCAAAGAATTTCACAGAGTACAATCTCAAGCTGGATTTCGAGTTGCAGGAGTTGCGCCAGGCGTTCGCCGCAGAGCTGGTATCAGGCTGGGACTTTGACAACGCATTCACCAAGCCAGAGCTGGCAAAGGTGCTGGCTGCATTCACTGGTGAACACGCCTTGGCAAAGCAGATCCTCGACGCCTACAACGCCATGGTTGCCGACCAAGCAAAAAAATAGCTGCCCTGCTTGATTACTGTCGGTGGGAGTTTGGCGATAAACAGGCGCTCTCGAAGTTTGACAGCATCACAGCAGGGCATGAAGCGGCGTTGATTGCCATGGGTGTTATGGATGCGCCAGCGAAATCGCCTGAGCGTGAGTCGCCAGAGATTCCGGCAGGTATGATGCCTCTTTATGCGCACTACAGGGCGCTTAGGTTCGGTAGGTGCGTGAGTGATGACCTGGTGACGCTAATCCCACGCGATGCGCTGACATACGCTGAGATTGACGCATACAGCAAGCTGGTGGATTGGC